CGTTGAGGATGTCCGATCCTCGCAGTGCGATCCGCGATTTGCGACATAAGGGCGTACCGATTGCCGATGAATGGTGCGAGGGCGTGCACGGGGGCCGGTTCAAACGGTATTTTATTCGGAAAGGAGGGGTGCAATAATGTCAAAGAAAAGCAATAGCAACCGCAACTATTTCCCGCACGAATATACCGCCAAAGATGATCCCAAATGTGAGCGGTTAATATTCGAGATGGGGATGGAAGGTTACGGTATATTTTGGGCCTTGCTGGAAGTTTTAAGAGCACAGCCCGACTATACCTATCCTCTGGCGAATATTCCTTTAGCGGCCTATAAGTATCGCACAGACCCCGAAAAAATGCGCCGCGTTGTATTCGATTTTGGACTGTTTGTTATTATCGAGGATAAAATATTCTTTTCCAATGGGTTGAAACGTCGTATGCAACCAATGGATGAGGGACATAATATCGCCATAGAAAGCGGCAAAAGAGGTGCAGAGAAACGGTGGGGAAATAGGGTTGAAAATAGGGTCCCTATTAACTCCCCTAATAGGGACCCTTATAGCAATAAGAATAGAATAGATAAGAACAGAATAGAAGAGAATATAGATAAGAAACTCTCTAACGAGAGTAAAGAAAGTGCGGACAAGCCGCACAAAGTCGCAAGCAAACGCACGGCGTTTGTTGCTCCCCCGCTCGAAGAAGTTACAAACTATTTTTCGACGATCGAAGGGACAAAGAACGATGCGGAATGTTTTTACGATCATTTCACGGCTAACGGTTGGAAAGTGTCCGGTAAATCCCAGATGAAAGATTGGCAAGCTGCCGCCCGAATTTGGATGCGCCGCAAACCCGAATTTAATAACCCTAAACCCACACAGCAAAATGAGAGAAAACCAATATACGACGATTTGTAATGATCCGGCGGACGCCTTGAAGCTGCCAGAGGCGCCCGAACTTGAACGGGCCGTATTGGGTGCGCTGCTGCTTGAATCGCAATACGTCGCCGATGTACGGGGTATTCTCACCTCAACGGCATTTTGCAACACTCAAAATGCGGCAATCTACGATGCTATTTGCAAGCTCGATGACCGGGGATTAACTCCCGATCTCTTTACGGTTGGGCAGGAAGCGAAAAAGGCTGGGATCTCCTTGTCGGAAGTCGCAACCCTTACGCAGGACGTCGGATCGGGTGTCGAGATACTGAATCACGCCCGGATATTGGCAGATTTGGATATGCGGCGCCGATTGATCCTCTGGGCGGAGGAACTTAAAGCCAAAGCCCAGACCGACCCCGATGCGGTGAATTGGGCGATGTCGGGTATTGAACGGATTACCGGCGATGTCGCCCGGATCGCTTCGGCCCGAAGTATCGGCGATGTGATGCAGGATACGCTGACCGACCTGGAACGTCGCCAGCAGGCCCACCAGCGGGGCGAATGCGTAGGAATATCTACCGGTTTGCCCTGTATGGACCGTATTACGGGCGGTTGGCGGGGCGGTCAGCTGGTTATCCTTGCCGCACGTCCGGCGATGGGTAAAACGGCCGTTGCGCTTCATTTCGCACAAGCCGCAGCCGGGGCCGGTGTTCCGGTATGTATCTTTTCGCTGGAGATGCCCGCGACGCAGCTCGGCGGCCGTATGCTGGTGGGGGCTTCGGGGGTAGATGCGAGGGCGTTCCGGTCTGGTGCGGTAAGTACCGAGGATTGGCAGCGCATAGAACCGGGTGCGGCCCGGTTGAGCGAGTTGCCCGTGACGATAATCGATACCCCCTCTATTTCGGTGCCCGCTATCCGGGCGCAGTGCCGGGCATTGCAACGGCAGGGGCGGTGCGGTATGGTCGTTATCGACTATTTGCAGCTGACGGCCCCCGATTCCGACAAACGCAACAACCGCGAGCGGGAAGTAGCCGAGATGAGCCGGGCGGCCAAAGTGCTGGCAAAGGAACTCGACGTGCCGGTCATTTTGTTGTCCCAGCTTTCCCGCAAGGTTGAGGAGCGAGCCGACAAGACACCGATACTTGCAGACCTTCGGGAATCGGGAGCGATCGAACAGGATGCCGATATGGTGATTTTTATCGACCGTCCGGCCATACGGAAAGAGGAAACGATAGACACCGCCAAATACGGGCTTATTCCGTCCGAGGGCGTGGGGGTATTCTCTATCGCCAAGAACCGGGAGGGAGCGACCGGCCGAATCTATTTCCGCCACAACGAAAGCCTGACCCGGATAACGGACTACGATACGACACCCTCAACCCCGACCGACGGACAAAACGGCCCGTTCTGAAAACAGCCGATTTTACGGCTTTTTCTTGTCGGGTGGATCAGTTATACCAAAACGCAAAGAAAATCGAAATTTCATAAACACTCCATGAAAAAACAGATATTTTACCCGCCTTTGCGGGATGAGTTTACCAAGTATGGAGATAAATTCGTAAAAATCGCCCATAACGAGGCAAACGGGATGTACTGTTACAAGCGCACCACATCCGACGCCCTGACCTATTACGAAGTGTTCAAGGCACCCAAAGCCAAAGACCAGGACGGAAACAAATACGAACGCTATCCGAGTTCTTCAGATTTCGGTTTCGGCACGGCCCTTTGTATTCGGGGCGATGATAAGCGAACCGCAGATAAAATCGCCTTTTTATATGGCTAACGGATTCGATGTGGGCAGATACCGTGATTGATATAAGAAACTTGATAATCTATAAAACTATACAAAATGGACACTAAAAAAAATAACCTTCGAGGCAAAAAGCCCGCGATCGATACTTTTCGTGAAATATGCGAAGCAAAAGCAGGTATCGCAGGCGACATCGCCACTGCGTTAAACATTCGGCGATCTACGCTCTACGGATGGCTTAAAAGCGATCCCGAATTTGCGTCCGTGTTTAATGAAGCCAGGGAAAAACTCGTCGATTTGTCCGAAAGCCGTTTATTTACGCTGATCCAAGGCGTGCCGAAAATCGAAATAGACGAGAACGGAGAAAAACGGTTTGCAGGCTGGATCGAAAAGCCCTCCGAAACGGCGATCATCTTCACCCTCAAAACACGAGGCAAGAAACGAGGGTATGTAGAGCGACAGGAAATAACGGGCGCGAACGGGGAAAACCTTCTACCGCCTCGCACGCTTACGCCGCAAGAAGCCAAAGAATATTTGTCGAAACTTGAAAGCGAATATTAAACACTTAAAAGATATGGAATCAATCAAAAAACAAGGATTAAGGGATTTAATATCCAAGCACGAACGGGCGCTACCTACACTATCGAATGCAGTCGAACAGCTCCGGACTGCCGGATTAGAGATTTCCGACAATGTGATTAAAGACCTTGCCGATAATCAAAGCGCGGAAACGAAAAGCGCCGCCGACAGGCTTGCACGAGAGGATAGCAAAAGAATACGGATACCGTATATGCGTAGTAAGGCAATCAAGGAGGCGAATGTGCATTTATTGGGGGTTATCGAAGATTCTGCAAAAATCGTTCAGCGTGCGGTCGGGGCTGGCACGACAAATCCGCTCGAACTGAATGCGTTTGCAATCAACGGACACGGTGTGGTCCTGTCAGATGTGTGGATCAAAGAAAAAGAGAATGAATACACTATCGCCGTAACAGAAAAACGCGGGCGGGCGTTGGCTCTTTGCGAGGCGGTAAAGCAGGCTATCGATAACCTCAATACGTTCGCCTCCGACTGCAAATATATCCATACGGGAATCGGCGCAGAGGGCGGCGGGTATCGAAATTTGTTATATCTGACAGAGGACGGAAAAGTGTCCGATGTCAATCTTGAAGCACTTGAATATGTCGAATAATATCACAGAGGAAGAAGCGAAACGCGCGGCAATGGAATGGGCGGCAAAATTGCCCGATTACGACGGACGCCCACAACACAAAGCGATAACAGACAAGCCGGATTTATTTCCCAAGCTCACAGATGAACAGTTACGAGAATGTGCTCTTAAATGGGCTGGAATGCAACCTGATAAAAGGGTGAAAAATGGTTGAAAATAGCGGGGAAGCCTCCCGCAAGCTACTCCCCCGATTCTTTGATTCTCGACAAGTCAAAGATACAAAAACGGGGGGATATGGACAAAGACAGGCCAAAACAAAAACGGAGAGGCGGACGACGTGGTGATATTACAACCGAGGGCGTACAGACGTTCGATATGACAGCGGCGGAATTATGTGAACATCTCCGCCGAATGACGCTGAAAAGTGCCGCATATTGCAAACGGTATGAGCGTCGTCGGTGGAGGTAGGGATATGAATGAAAGGAGGCGGAAAACACCGCCTTTTTTCAGGTCCCTTTACAAACGCCATATCACCCTAAAAAAGTCATTATATTTGGAGTTTGTATGCAAATTGAATGTGCAATAATAAATAATATTCGAAAAATATTTACATAATTAAATGTAATTCAAGTATTTATATTGTATGTATCGAATTGTATATTATTGCTTTCGAGGCAATATCGGCAAGTCTGTATCCTTACGATGTGGATCCTTTCCTCAAAGAAAAGGCCTGCATTGACGAGGGAATAGACACTCAAGCAGACTATACGGTAACCGATAAAATTAGCGTGGCAAAAGCCACAATCGCCATTCTGCGAAATCTCATTGTTCTTGCGAGTGAGAGCAACGGGGGCTATTCATTGTCGTACACGGACAAACTGGAAAAGCGCATTTTCCATATCGCAAAGGAAAACGGGCTGGACGATATTGCCGAAGAGTTCGATACTCGATCGAAAATTACCGACATTTCCGACCAATGGTAAGATTCCCCTATACGCTCGAAATGTGGTACGAGGAGGACGCCTCGCAAAATCCTGATGGTTCGTGGATCGAAGGTGCGCATGAATGGCGTGTCATCGGACGATGCAATGCCCGTCAGAATGGACGAGCACAGCAAATCAAAGGGCAAAACGGGGATGCCTTCCTCTACTCTTTCGAGGTTACGATGCCTGCAGATACACAGCCAATTCCTATCGGGACGAAAGTACGCATATTCGACAGCCGAGGATTCAACATCTTCGACCGTTCGCTCCGCACTGAGGCCAAACCGAAAGACAAGGACACGGCGTCGTATCCGGTACAGGGATTCTACAAAAGCGGACAACGTTACGAAAACACGAGATTATGGCTGTAAAGTGTACCAACTGGCGTGAGGTGGAACTTGAATTTGCGCGAGCAAAAGAAGAGTACGACCGAAAAGCTGTAGAATGGTTGTCGGCGTTGGGGGAAAGAGTGGTGAAGTACGCCCGCGAACACGGTAGTTATACCGATCACACGGGTAACCTACGCAACTCCATCGGGTATGTTGTGGTACAATACGGAAGAATCATTGCTGAATCTTTCAAGTATAACCGCCGTGTCAGACCGGACGGCAATCCTAAAGGGAACAAAGGTGCCGATGAAGCTCATGCCAAAGGGCTTGAACATGCCCGGTCTGTCGCCCGTGAACTTCCCGCTAACAAAACATATCTCGTATGGGTAGCCGGTATGGAATACGCGAAATATGTCGAGGCTAAAGGTTTCGACGTTCTCGAAGGGTCGGGAAACTGGGTGGAATCTACTGCTGAAAAACTCAAAGCGGAGTTCGCTCGATTCTTAAAATCGAAAAAGCGATGAACCTGACCTCTACGGAAATATTCAAACTCGTCTGGGATCGCATCCGGGATTCGCTGTTAGGGAAGACCGTGCCGATGATGTATGCGGACCACTACCCGAATAATCCTTCGGGAGAATTTATCGTCGTAGGCTCATTGTCAAATGTCGTCGGAGATTCGCAGGTGGCAACCGTAAATGTAAACATTTATGTACCGGACACAACACCGACAATCGGTCGTGAAGAGCAACGCTACCCCGATCGCAACCGTCTGAACGAACTAACTCGTCTCGCTTTCGATTCACTAGGATACTACCCTATCAACGAACGCTGGTTCTTTGATGTGAGCGATGAAACTCTTATTAGTGAGGAGGGGATCTCCTACACATTTTCAAACCTCAAAGTAAAACTTAAAAAATATTAAACATGGGACAAATAATCGGACTGAAAGCCGTTCATGCAGGTAATCCTCTCCCGAAAGGAGTAAAAGACGCTGAGGCTGCCGACTTAATGAAGGCTTTCACCAAAATCAGTCAGCCTTATAATGGTGGTGTTTCCACCAATTTCGCGATACCTTCCAGTAATGATTTTTATCGGGAAGGAGAAGCAGACCCATTTTACTCTGCAATCGACGAAACGACAGGCACAAAAGAAGTTACTTGGAATGTCGTAGATTTTGACGACGACACGATGGAATTTTACTTCGGAACTACAGAACCTGCAAAAGGCGAGATTTACGAAGGAGTAAAAGCATTCGTATTCGATTCCAAAAGTGGAGGCTCCATCGCTTTTGCAAGGTTAAAATATGTAGCGACATTGGGTGGTGGAATCAATAAAACCGACCCGCTCCAAATTCAAGTATCTGCGAAAGTTTTAGCTCCGGAACAAGGTGGTTATTCCTGGTGGCCGATTACAACTCCGGAATATACCAAGAGCGTTTTGTAAATTCTCTATCCCGCTGGAAAGCTGACGACTTGCATCACGTCTCGAGGACGGGGCGGGAGCAAAAACAATAGTTTATAATATGAAAAAAGAAGAAGTCGGCCGCCTTACAGAACAACGTGCACTTGACACACTGACTGAAAAAATTGAATCGTTCGAGATTGAAGGCAATGACAAAGAACAAATAACCCTTTACCTATACCCCCTCCAACTCGGACGACTCGCGATGATAAGTCGCCGACTAATAGACCTTGATCTGATTTTCGACGACGAACAGATGGAGGGTGCTGTTAAACGTATGTGGACCATATGCTCCGAAAAATCAAAAGAGGTGGCCGAAATAATCGCTATCGCCACACTTCGGACGCAACAAGAAATCGAAGATATGCTAAAAGAGCGGACAAAACTTATATACTGGTCCCCTACAATGGATACAACAGCTCTTACAAACATTTTGTCCACCATCGTATTTCAATCCTACTACGCGGATTTTATGAACGCTATTCGCTCATATATAATAATTTCTAACGCATCGCAGCAAATTACTATTTATCAATGATATATACGCATTTATACGCTCGGTGTACACTATATTACACATATAATTTGCATACAAAGTCCGAATATAATGACTTTTTTAGGGTGATATCGTTTATACAGGGGCATGAAAAAAGGCGGTGTTTTCCGCCTCCTTTCATTCATATCCCTACCTCCACCGACGACGCTCATACCGTTTGCAATATGCGGCAC